AGACCAGTATCAGCCTATGAATCTGATGCTAAGTACCAACGCAATGCGCAAGATGATTTGAAGAAGGGCATTGACTTGGTATTTGAATTAAGCGAAAAGTTAAAAGAGTTTCATCCAGCAGCACAAGAGCTGATTAATAAAATGTTGAAGCTTGGTTACTGATGGTTATCAGTGAAAGGCAAGTGATGCAGTTAATGGATTTTTGCCAAAGCCTATTGCATAGAATGATTCATGAGCAAGCCCCGATTCCAGTTATTGACGGGCTTGGTGGCCTATTAAATGAAATAGCATGTCAACAATCAGATGAACTGTTTGTTACTAAAGCACATTGCGATCATGAGTGGAAAGCATTAACAGTACCTTTACCCATAGCAGTTAAAGATTGGAATGAGATACCATTACTCGCGCCCCCAACTAAAATTATGTGTGGTAAATGCGGGTTCATTCCAGTCTAATAATTAAACACCATGCTCACTAAGTCTGATTATGCTTATTACCAGACCTAATAATCAGACTTAAAACGGATAAAAAATGTGCTATAATCTAGTTGCTACCCTCATTGATGAGGACACCAAAAACAAGGATGGTGTAAGATGGATTTTAAAACTAATACACGGGGTTTCAAAAACAACAACCCCGGCAATATACGTCATGGGAATGACTGGCAAGGCGAAACAAAAGGAAGCGATACAGCTTTTGAAAGCTTTGTTTCCGTAGAGTTTGGCATTCGCGCCATCTTCAAACTCATAAATAATTTTTCCAGCAAATACAAATTAAACACCATTGAAGAAATCATCAGCCGTTATGCGCCCCCTAGTGAGAACGCAACAGCCAAGTATATCAATTCTGTTTACAGCTATATGTTCGACCATGCCAATACACAAGATGCAGCAATACTGCATAAGAACAAACAGCAAACCAATATCCAAACCAAAACCTTAAAGCCCTTATTCGTTGCAGGAATTATCCTTGTAGAGAATGGCTTTCAACCTTTCAATATTGAATTCATAGAGGATTGCGAAAAATTATGAGCCTAAGACAAATACAAGGTGAGCCGTGCGTTCACATTTTAGAATGGGAAAAGATTGAGGCTGATGTTTCTTGTGGCCGTCATAGCTACAGATGCCCTCTACCCGGAGGCTGGTTAATCCGCTTGGTTAATACCAACGCTCACCCAAATGATACGGATCACCTTTTCATTAACGACCCTGAACATAAATGGGGTACACCTGAATTTGATGAAGTACCTAAGCCTGAATTGTTAGGCGAGACTAAAGCTAAAAAGTAAATAGGGGTTAAATGGATTTTAACTATTCAGTAACCTATGACGTGTGGCTTGTGTTCAAGCAAGGCGAAGGTTACTGGCTGCAAAAGTTTTTAAAGAAAGGCTTTGGTCATGTGCTGATGGTATCCAAGGATGAATACAACTGGATATTCCATGACCCACATAGATTAAGGTTAACACATGGTATCGCCCCTTATAAGGTAACAGAGCCAGTGCCAAGGTTGCTAAGGAATGAAGGATACACGGTACTTAAAATCACATTCTTTGATAGATCAACAAAGAACTCGATTAGACATTCACGCTTAAATAATTGCGTGTCGTTTATTAAGTACGCACTAGGGATTCGTATCAGAGCAATCACACCTTACAGCTTGTATCGGAAGTTGCTAAGATTATCTGAACGAGACAAATTTAGAAACGGGATACGCACAGTTCAAATGATACTATAAGGGGATAGCATGAGTACAGGACGACACGCACGAAAGAGAGCAGCCGAAGCCGAAGAACGTTTGATGAATGAACAAGAGGCCACGCTTAAAAAAGAAAATGCCAAGAAAGGTGCTATGGAAAAGGATATTGAATCCCAACGTATCGCAACCATGAGAGCGCGTTTTGGTGGTGCAGCCCCAGAGGGTGGTGGTCAAGGTGTGGCATCAGTAGCATCAAGTGATAGCAATTCGCAGCAGCCCCAAGGTGCTGGCACAGCAGATCAGAAATATTCAACACCTAAGCCTTTGACCAAGCGCACAGTAACTAATCCTATGAAATCCACAATCATGGGCATGATGTTGGACGATGACGGCCAAGGACAATAATCATGTTGCCAGAAAATGTCAAAGCCTCAAAAGAGGAAGATTACACCACGCTGATGAACCGCTACAAAACCGCATCAGGTGATTGGGATAATTGGAAGTCTTTATATATGGAGACTTACGATTACACATTCCCCAACAAGAACCCATACTATGAAGAATATGACGAGACACCCGGACAGCGTAAGAACCTACAGGTGTTTGATAGCACGCTTTGCATAGGAGCAAGAAAGCTAGTTTCCAAGTTACATGCAAATCTTGTACCGCCAAGCTTGCAGTGGTTCGCCCTTGAGCCGTCCGAATTAATCACTGACGAGAATCAGAAAAAACAAATCCAGCAAGCCTTGCAGCAATTAACAGCCATCATTTACAGTGCTATTAATAACTCTAACTTTGACCTGGCTATCAATGAAGTGTTCCATGATTTGATTATCGGTACGCTGGCCTTACAGGTGTTTCCAACTGATGATGATAAAAAACCTATTGTATTTAAGCCTTGCGCTATTGATAGGCTTGCCCCGGAGCAGGATGCGTTTGATGATGTTAATACGGTGTGGCGTGATTTTTGCGATATTAACAATGAGGACGTATTGCGATTATGGCCTGATGGAAAGATACCGGAGCAGATGCAACAACTGATCACCCAAAACAAACAAAAGAAATTTAGCTTTGTGGAAGGAGTTATCTATCAACCGAAGACAAAAGATTATCGCGTGGTGGTTCTTTGGCAAGATTATCCTGATTTTGTTCTGGATAAAATTACACCCTCTAGCCCTTGGGTTGTAGGAAGGTGGGCTAAGTCACCCAGAGAAATTGGCGGTAGAGGACCAGCAATTGAAGCCCTACCAACGGCACGTACTCTAAACATGATGGCACGCTTTTTGATTGAAGCCGCAGCCATGAACGCAACACCCCCTTGGCTTGGATTCAGTGACGGGGTATTTAACCCAAACACCTACATTGTCCAGCCTAATACAATCATTCCTATATCGCCAGATAGTGCAGCCAATATGCCATTGCGTAAGCTTGACGTATCAGGTGACGTGCAGTTTGGTGAGCTAACCATGAATGACCTACGCACACAAATTAACACGCTCATGTATGTTGACCCTGTGCGCCCTGTACAAGCCCCGGCACAGACTGCTACTGAAATCATGATAAGACAGCAAGCATTCCTTGAGGAAATCGCGCCAGCCTTTTCACGCATTGAAGTGGAAGTATTGCCAAAGCTTATCAGCCGGGTAATTTTTATTCTCTTGGATAAAGGACTCTTGCCAGCAGACTTGGCTAGTGATCAATTCAAAGACCTGTACCGCGTACGGTTTAAATCGCCTCTTGAGCAATCCCAGCAATTACAGGATGTTCAAAAGCTGATGCAGTACAACGCAGCCATTCAACAACTGGTAGGCGAACAAGCTGCATTGCTTGGTTATAAAGCCGAGCAATTGCCCACATGGCTTGCAACCAAGTTTGATATTGACTTGTCTTTGATTAACACGCCAGAGGAAGTACAGGCTAAGATTCAGGAGGCACAAGCAGCCTTGACCCCTCAACCAAATGATACCAGTGCGCCTGATGCGGTAGGTACAACAGCAGCAGCAGACACGCCAGAGGAGATGGGTGTTGCTCAGTGATGAACCTAAAAAACGTGGCCGAGGCCGTTATGTTAATACACACGACCATGAGGACATATTGAACGGAAACGCTAAGTATGTATTTGACCCGGAGTTTCATCCGGGTGATTACATTAAACAAAGCAGACAAGGATTGCACAAGGTTCATATAGTGCTTGACTGGAATATATCGCCCAAATTATTCAATGACTGGAAAAATAAATATCCAGACTTGCGTGATGCGTACTATATCGGTCAAGCAGCTTTTCAGGTGTACTGGATAGATTATTTAAAAGATCACCTTGTCTTAGATTTTAAAACAACCTTTAACCAGCGTGGCTGGGAAAAGATAATGCAATACGGTGAAGTGAATACAACCGAAAGGACGATTTACATTACCGACCTACACAAGAAAAAAACCATTAAGGAGAAAAACAAAGCCGTGCTGGATGCGCTATGCAATCAATTGATTACACTAAGCGAGGCACATCAACTACAGGACTTGATAGGGAAACAGGCGAAGCTTGCCGAGGTACAGGATTTATTAACTAAGGTTGAAGAAATAGAGGCTGAATATGGAAAAAAATAAACTAGGTCAATTGTGTTATTGGTTGACGAAACAAGCGCAAGGTAGAGAGTTAATCCATGAATTAAAAATGATGCTATCGAACGACCCGGCATTACCAAAGCCCGCAGAGGTTCTGGCACAGTTTGGGGGTGCTGAACTATTCATGGCAACCCGTGCCGGGCAATTGTCTATGTTGAAATACATTGAGCTGCACGCCAAAGGCTATCTTGATCAAGAGAATGCTTTGAAAGAAAAGCAGAATAAAGAGGACGTTCGCAAAGCTAAGAAGGAGAAAAAACAATGAGTATATTAGACGCAGGGGGTGCAAGTGCGCCAACAACAACCGCCAGTGAAGGACAAGGAACTGGAGCAGCTACTGCTACAACTGCTACAGCAGCTACAGAAGGAAAAACGGTTGACGCCCTTAATCAAGAGTTTCAACGAGCCAACGGTGGGGAACACGCAAACGCAGTCCTTACGCCAGAAGCTAAAGCGGCTGATCCATCCGCTTGGTATTATGATGACAATACGCCCGGTACTGGTGAACGACCCGAATGGCTACAGCCTAAGTTTAAAAGTGTTGCGGATGCTGCAAAGTCTTTCAATGAACTTGAAAAGAAATTTGGCAGTTTTAAAGGTGCGCCAGAGGCTTACGATACAGCGATACCTGAAATGCCGGATTTCAAATTTGAGGAAGGTGATCCGATGCTTGCGGAGTTTTTGGATTTAGCAAAAAAATCCAACGCATCCCAAGACTTTGTTACCAAGGCGTTAAGTCATTATGTCAACTCGCAAAACTTTTATGCGCCAGACCCACAAGCCGAGCTTGAGAAAATTGGCTTGAATGCCAAGGCCGAGATTGCGCAACTCAGCGAATGGGCAGGACAACGCCTTGACAAGAATGAGTATGAAATATTTAAGTCAATGGTGACAACGGCTGATTCATTTAAGGTGTTGCAAAAGCTACGCAGAGCAGCCACATCAACGCCAGAGGTTGCCGTTGATACTACCCGTGGCCAGCAAAGCAATCAGTTATCAGAACGGCAATTGCTGGAAATGATAGCCGATGAACGCTTTAACAAAGACCCATTGTTCCGTGCCGAGGTAGAAGCGAAAGCCCAAAAAGTTTGGGGTTAAATTTTAGCTTTAATATTTTACAATTATGTGGTATGCGCTATACTGTAAATAGATGGACAACAATCTACGCGACACGATGCCGCATTAGTGCCCTCTTTTGGATAACACTAATAATCAGATTGCCCGTTAATTCGAGCGGTTTTTTTATTAACTATTTACTAAGGAGAGGGCTATGTCATTAAGCCTATCAGCCGTCCAGCAAAAGATTTTTGATGCGATGGTGAAGCAAGCATTCCAATCGAAAGGTTGGTTATTAAGAGAATGTGCAAGAACCCGTGAGAACGTGGAAGGTACGCAAGTACAGTTCCGTAAAATGGGTGAATTGATTGCGCAACAATACGCATTTCAATCTCAAGTAAACTACCAAGACCCGAACTTTCAACCTGTAGAAGTGACGTTGAATCCTTGGCGTGTTGCTACGTTGCTTGATGATGTTGAGCGTTTCTTGGTTAACTTTGACGAACGAAAAGAAGATGCCGAAGCAATCGCTATGGCTATCGGTAGACGTTCTGACCAATTGTTAATTAATGCGTTAGATGCGTCCGGTACATCAAATATTATCGCCACTGGCGGTACTGGTTTGACTTTCCAAAAGATTCGCGCAGTAGCTAAATTCTTTGACGACAATGCAGTACCGCCAGAGGAACGCTATATAGCGATATCGGCTAAAGGGCAAGAGGACTTATTTGCGGACGATCAGTTCACAAGTAACTTTTACACCAACTTGCACAGTATCACTACTGGTTCATTGAACAACGTATTCACTATGGGTATGAAGTGGAAAATTATCCCAACGATGGTTGAGGGTGGTTTACCGCTTAATGGAAATATCCGTACTGCTTTTGCATGGCAAAAAACCGCTATGGGGCAAGCGTATGGTAAGTATTTCAATACTCAAATTGAGCGTGTTCCTGAATACGATTCATGGCAAATACTTGGCAAGATTTTTGCAAACGCTGTCTGTATCGACAACGTGGGCGTTATCGATGTCAACTATGATGAATCTATCATAATCCCTTAATAGCCTTACCTTGGCGACATTCGTGTCGCTAAGTTCTTAACCTTTTGGAGAAACGATCATGGCATATTTGATATCCGGGTTAGCCTTAATCAGCAGCCCCCCTTACACAGCAGTGCCAAACATTTGGGGTTATGTCACCACTGACACAATCGCAACTGTAGAGGCAAGCGGTTACTTTAACGCTGAACCACGCTTAGGTTTAAACGATGCAGTACGTTGCAATTGTGGTGACGGTACAGTGTGGTTGAGAATCGCAGGACTAAGCCCTACCACTACAGTGGTTGATACCAATGCCGTGTCTAACTTGGCAAACGGTAGCATTTGGGTTGGTGATGCGTCCAACGATGCAGTAGCCAGAACCATGAGCGGTGACGCTACAATGTCAAACACTGGTGTTGTTACAGTGACTGGTGTTGCTGGCAACTTACAATTGGCAACAGTAGCCATTACAGCAGCAGAGTTTAACGGCATGTATGCAGCGCCTAAGTTGCTAGTAGCAGCCCCCGGAGCTAACCAGCTATTGCTTATCGATAAAGTAGAATTGATCATGACCTACAACAGCGCAGCGTATGCGGCTGGTGGTGTTGCAGCAGTGCAATATGATTCTACTGTTAACGGTGCGGGTGTGATTGCGAGTACTACGCTTTCAGCAGCTACATTCCAAGCAGCAGCCAGTACATCATTTAACTTTAACCCCGGTGTTGTTCCATTACCGTTTACGACTACTGTTAATAAGGGCTTGTACTTGTCCAACATTACAGGAGCGTTTACTACTGGTAACAGTGCAATGGTGGCTAAGGTTTGGTACAAAACTGTAGCTACAGTGTAATTGACAGGAGGTCATTATGGTAATGCAACTGGCATGGACGAAGTTAGAGCAACTTAACCTGGCATTTAATATGCTGGGAAAACGCAGTGCTAACCAAGTGCAATCCAGTGGTGAGTTTGCGGATTCCGCAGACCGAGCCTATGACCTTTTATACGCAAAAGAAATATCTCAATACGACTGGCGGTTTGCATCTAAGATACAGGTGCTATCCCAAAATGTGATCCCGCCAGCCGATCCTTTTTATATGTATGCCTATAACTTACCATCTGATTACCTAGCCTTACGTAAGACATGGCCAGCAGTGCGGTTTCAGATTTATGAAAAACAACTATGGTCAAACGCAAGTTCCATGAAAATGGAATACCGATTTTTACCCGACCCTAGCCAGTGTCCAGCTTATTTTGTGAACTACTTTATTTATGTTTTATGCAAATGGTATGCCAAGAGTGTGGCCGAAGATTCAAACCTTGCAGCGAACATAGGCAAAGACTTGTATGTAGAGAAAGGCACAGCAATGAGTGTTGACGCGCAGAGCAGACCGGGTGAGCGATTGTTTAATAGTCCTGTTATTGATTGCCGTCAAAACTATTGGGTAGGCCGTAACGGTGGACAATAAACTATGGCAACATTCCTTTTACAAAGTGACTTTAAATTTGGTGAAGTAAGCCCGTTATTATTCGCGCGCACATCAAGCCCTATCTATGGCAATGGCGCAAAGCGTTTAAGAAACTGCTTAGTGATTCCACAAGGTGGAGCGCGTAGGCGTTTTGGTACGCTGTTTGTTTCAGACCTAACAGCCCTTGATCCAGTCTATGTAAACTACAAACCTTTTTTCTTTACCCATGCCGATGGTAGTAAATACGTGATGCTATTTACCCCATTGAAGATTACCATTTACCATGATGATGCGGTTGTAGCTACAGTGGTTACTACCTATTCAGGTGATGAAGTTCGCCTGTTAGACATTGCCCAGTCCAATGATTTGATATTCATTACGTGCCGTGGCAAAAGCCCAGCCATCCTTTCAAGGACGCTGGCACACACAGGATGGAGCTTAAATGCAACGCCCGTGTTCACGCATCAACCAACCTATGACTTTACACAGCAGTATGATAACTATAGTTTTGTCGCCTACCTGTACGCTAGTGCTACGATACTAGTAGCCGGAACAAATCTAATTGGCACACAGGTTACATTAACATCAAGTACCGCCATGTTTACTGCTAACTATGTGGACGGCTTATACTTTGGTGGTGGTGGAACAATTCGCTTTAGAGCCTTGCGCAGTACCACACAAATGGACGGTATCATCATCAAGACCTTTGATGAAAAGTGCGCATTGCTTGATACAGGTTCAGCAGACAGAACCATACCCGGTACGCAATCGGTGGTGACTGAACGGATGTTTTCAGCCCAAAGAGGCTGGCCGGAGAAAGTTACCTTTTTCCAAAATAGACTATGGTTTGCAAGAACATTCTCATTGCCGGGCTTGGTGGTGGGTTCAGTCTATAATGGCTTTACATCAGGCCGTTTAAACTTTGATGATTCAAGGACTCTTGAAACAAGTGCTGTATCTACCGTCCTGTATGGCCGTAGGTCAACGCTTGTGAACCATTTAATCTCTTATAAATCGCTTGTAGTGTTTACCACATCAGGGGTGTACTCCACATCCTTGGACTTATTCGAGCCTATAACCCCATTGAACGTGGCTTTTATCAATCTACAATCAGGGGATATCACCAATAACTTATTGCCAAACATCTTAGAGAACAATGTCATATTCTATGACCGTGGTGGTTCACGAGTTAAGACCTTGGTATTGAGTGATGATGGCAAGGACTATCAAGCAGCAACGCTTAATATTCTAGCCTCACACTTGGTGAACGACCCGTACAGTTCAGCCGTGATGGACGCATCAGAAACGATAGACGGAAGTTATCTGATGGTAGTCAATAATGACGGTGATGTTAAAGGATGCTTGGCTACATACAACTTGATTCAAGAGCAGGGCATTACCGCATGGACTTTACAAAACACAGGGGTTGACCCAACAGGTGAAGGGTTTAGGCATGTGGTGAGTGATGGTCAAGACGTTTATTTTATTATCCAAAGAACGGTCAACGCAGTCTCTAAACTGTATCTTGAAAAAATGTCATTCGATTATTTAACTGATTGCTCAATCCCATTCACGCAAGCATCCAGCGCAACGATTACTGGATTGAGTACTTTGCAAGGTTTAGCGGTGGACGTGATTGCCGGAACATCTGCAACCGATATAGGATTTGAGGGTGTACATACCGTATCGGGTGGCGCAGTCACTATCGATACGCCAGTCACACAGGGTTATGTGGGGATTCGTTTTACTCCATTAATTGGCACGATGCCTTTATTGGTAGCCACTGAAATTGGCAATAACGTGTATCACCCCAAATCAATTAAAAACCTGTACGTTGATTTTTATGAATCATTGAACATCACGGTTGATGATACACCCATTCCTTATTTTAATATGGATGGGGATTTGATGAACACATCAATAGTGCCACAAACTAATTTCGATAATATATCGCCTATGAGTGGATGGGATCCACGGGTTGAAATTGTTATTTCGCAGGATGCGCCCGCGCCCTTTACCATCATAGGCATAGGCATGAACATAGAGGTGTAACATGGCCGGATTTGACCCGATCAGTATGTTGGTAATTGGAAGCATTGCAACATCAGCAGTGGGTGCTGGGTTTAATATGTTTTCAGCAAGCGAAGCCGCAGACATTCGTGAGCGTCAAATCCGCTCACAGCAAACTGCTTTGAGGCTGCAAGAGACAGAGGCCGATATCCAGAACATGGATAACCTTGAGCATATCCTAGCCCGACAGGAAGTGATGGCTGGCGTGCGCAATATCCGTTCTGATTCTGGCAGCTTGGCGGCTTTAACCAATGACACCTTCACAGAATTTGACCGTATTAATGATATTAATAAACTCAATTTCACCACTAAGAAATTGTCATTAACTCAAGCATCACTTGCTAACAGCCTTGAGAAACGAAACGGTATGGTTAAAGCTGGGCTTGGTTTTGCAGAGAGTGCGCTCACCCTTGGCACAAAATACAAATCATTGCTGGATATGCAAAAGCTTGCCTCAAACTCTAAAAGCATAGCCCCCGAAGGAGCATTGTAAATGCCTAGACAAAGCAGTGATTTACCACAATACAAAGGGCAAGCCCCTGAAATTGTGATGCCAAGTGGCGCGGAGCAAGTAGCAACCCGTGTGGCCGAATTTGGCAATATCGTCCAGAACTTTACAAACAAAGGTTCAGATGTTGTTGGAACGCAAGTGGGCTTGAAAGAGAAAGCCACGGAAATGGTTTTAAAAACCAACGTGGATAATGCCATGCGTTCTTTTGCCCGCAGCAGTACAAACCAGTTTGACCCAAAGACGGGGATTGCATCCTTTGAAGCACAGGCTGATGAATACACCAACAAGTTAATTGAAGGTGTAGGCGGGATGCACGCAGAGACTATCAAAGCCTATGCCCAACATGCCAAGGCCACGAACTTGCAACCCTTGCACGCAGCAGCAGTCAAGCAAGCGTTCAATGAAACGCGAATGAATTTCTTGGACAGCATTAATAACTATGGCAAAGATATTTCCCAGAGTATTAATTTAATTCCTTATGATGAGGCCGTGAGCCATCATGGTGCTACGAATGCAAAGCCAGCAGGCCAAATAGCCGAAGGGAATATTGATTTAACCGACAGGCCACAGGTTAAGAATAAAGACGGTTCAATCAGTACCGTGCGTTCAATCACCATTGAAGAGGACGGACGATACATTGTTATTCCGACTGTAACACCTTGGGGTGAAATCATATCCGACAAGGAAGCAGTAGACTTGTACCATGAGGAATATGAACACCTTGGTGTGTTCAAGACTCAAAAGCAAGCGGATAAATTTGCACAGCAATTGCATGAGAGTGAGGCCAGAAAACTAAGCGGTGAGGAAGAACCAACGAAGGAGCGTGTTGCGCCTAGCATTGACTCAGTGCAGTACAATCTATCCCAAGTATTAAATCAAATCGATGTTGCTGGACGAACGGGTATTTTAACGCCAGCCCAAGCGGTGAAGATGAAAGAGAAAATCATCACCCAAACCAACGATGAAATGCTTTACCACAAGTATCAATTGGCGGTTGAGAATGGTGAGGGTGATGCGTTCATCCAAAGCTATGCCAAGTCACAAAAAGGCCGTGCGGGTGCTGCAACCTTTGCCAAGCACATTGCAGAATTTAAAAAGATTGAGCATAGAGACTTAGCAGAGCAAGCCATATCCGAAGTCACAGCCCGTGAATTTATGACGGATAACGTCAAGAACCTTGAGCTTGGCAAGCCTAACAATGTGTATGCTGATTCACTGGCAAGCCGTGCGCCTAATCTATTTCCAAGCTATGCCCATGATAAAAAGGTTGCCGAGCTATCAGGTGGTTTATACCAGCAGTTCACAGCAGGAACGGAAGCCCAAGCCTTGGCTTTGTTCACGCACTTGCAACAACAAAATGCCCATCCTGATATGCCATCAGCAGATAAGGCCGTGAATCAACAAGCCCTAGATTCAGCTTTGAAAAACACCATGACCTATTTCAAGGACTTAAAAGATGATCCGCAAAAGTTCCTACTCGAAAAGAATTTAATCGGGGATATAGCCACACAGCAAAAGATACAGGAAAAATCAGGGGTGTACTTACCTGATGATTTGAAATTGCCAGAGGCCAGCACGCTACGCGCCAGCATTGAGTGGCAACGAATCCACGGCATCCCTTCAAACCAAGCCCAGCTATTAACGAATGCCCAAGCCCGCGAGTTTGGAGGCAATTTATTAAAAGCTGATCCGAGTGATAAGGTGCGGATGATTCAAAACATCACCAAGCAATACGGCAAGTATGCGCCTAATGTAATGCAGCAGCTTATCGCCAAGGGTGGTGTTCCCCGTGAATATGGATGGTTTACATCACTTGACCCTGATAGTGGCGCATTGCCGGACGTGGTTAATGCGATTACCAATACTCAGCTTGACTATACAACCGAGCAAAAGAACTCAGTTAAAACACGGGTTGATAAGGCCATGAATGTGGCCAGCGAACGCGCCCATCCTGATGTTGGAACAACGCGCAGATTCTTGGGCTTTGCTTACCAGCAGATTAGAGGTGCAGTAACAGGCCGTGAGTTTGACGCAACAGAAACCAATACTGGATTGTTTGGCACGCCCGCATTATTTGATATGCAGTCCACACCATCAGAGGTAAAACTCAAAGCGTTGACTGAATCCATGATGAGCGCGTCCGGGTACAACACAGGTGAGCTGCTCAATACAATTGATACATCAGTGAACAAATTAACTAATTATTATATTAAAATGCGCGGCATGACAGAGGAAGATGCGCTATCTCAATCGGTGAGAGCGATTGCAGACCAGTATGAGATGGTGGACTACAAAGACAACATTGTGCGCTTGCCTAAGCATAAAATTAATTACAATGACTTTTCAACCCTTGCAGCGAACACGCCAGAGATGATTAATAAAATCAATTGGCAAATGCCTATGAAGGGTGACTATGGTACGGAAGCATCACGCACAGACAATGTGAATTATTTTAAACAGAACATTGAAAACGGCCACTGGGCTACAGACCCTACAGACCAAGGTTTGGTTTGGGTAAATGCCAATGGTATGGTCAACAAGATGAGTAACGGCAACCCGCTCTTTATATCCTTTGAGTCTATGCAAAAAATGCAACGACTGGATATGAGCAAATTAAACCGTGTTGACCTTGGCACAGAGGAAGCCCAAGCCTATGCGCATTCAGCCTATGACCTGTTCAATAAAAACAATGTGTCCTTTAATCAGGAAAAAATGGGTGTGGCTAATGGTGAGAATCAAGACCTTGCCAAGATACCGAACTCATTTAGCACGTTTGAAAAAATGTCATCAATGGCGGTCAATCGTTCCAAAGAGTTTTATAACTACCTGTTTGAAGACATGCAAGAGAGGCAACGCAAGTTTGCTGGCAAGAGCATTAACAATCAGACCGTGACCAAAGACTTAACAAGGGGTAAAAAATAATGGGGATAATGACCGCCTATGATTTACCCGTTCAAGATGAACGCCTAAGCCCCTATAATTTGCCGAATCAAATTAATCCTTTGCAGGGTGCGTTTACATCCTTTGGCTTGGAAGTATTAAACAACGTGGGAACTATTAAGAGCTTGGCGCGTACAAGTACACAGTTTGTAAAGCAAGCAGCAGACGGATTGTTTTCAGAAGAACCCGAAGTATCAGAGCCTTTGAGTGCGCAATCATTGCAGAGGGTTAAACAATTCTATCCAGAGATTGATATCGGCAAAGAGGCATCCAGAGAACAAGTGGAAGCAGCCATTGACAGGCGTGAGCGTGAAAAGGCTTTAGAGTATTTGGAAATGCACGCATCACCCGGCTTTGCAACAGAAGCAGCAGTGTTTACCGGAGAGATGGCGGGTTCATTAACTAACATTCCGGCATTGCGTGGCGCGTCATGGGTTACTAAAGGGATCACAAAAGGTTCTGAATTGCTGGCGAGCAAGTTTGCTGAAAGTGCCGTGTCACGTTTAGGAGGTACAGCATCCGTCAAAGCACAGCAGCTTATAGCAGACAATGCCGGGAAATTGGCGTTTCTAAAAGGAGGTGCTGGACTTGCAACCTTCACTGGAATTAGTGAGCTTGAGACTCAGGGAAGTGCGCAACTATCCGGTGTACTCACGCCCAATGAGGCAGACTATCGCTTAATGGATGGCGTGTTTAACGTGGCATCCAGTGGCCTTGTCGGTGGATTGTTGGGATTAAGTGCCGAGAAATTGACAGGAAAGATGATTGATAAATCCTTTGTCATGGAAACGCCAGAGCAGAAAAGCGCACGCAAAGAAACCGAGAAAGGCCAGAGAGCAAAGACCCGTGAGGAAATGCTTAATAACATTCACACCATGAGCTTTGAACCCGGCAGCACGTCCGAAGTATTTAAGAAATCAGCCCAAGTGATTAAAGCGTTCTTTGAATCGTCCAAAGAATCTACAGAGCGTGAAACACTGGATAATGTTTCACAAGCCCTTGAAGCTGGCAAAGAGCCTAACAGTGATTACTTACATGAGATAAACCGACATGAGGCATGGCAACGGCTACAGGGATTTATCGGACAATCGGAATTAACGCCTGATGCCTTTATTGAAAGCCTTGAATCTCAACGTGCCGATCTTATGCAGGGCTTGGATGAAGAAAATCCAAGCATGGACGCATTGCAGCAGATAGCAACCAATGAAGCCTTGATTGATTTGGCCAAGCGCACAGAGGATGAAGTGATACCCAGTGATGAAGCCAAAGCATCCTTTATCCGTTCGATGCGTGAGAACCAAGTTCACTTTGAAGATACAGAACGCCCATACATTGACGTTGCCAATATTGAGAAAGGCGATCGCGCAGAGGTATTAAACAAACGGGTAGAGGCGTTTAGTGATGCGGAAATGCAAGGCTTGCATGATGAAGGTAACGCCATTGCAGGACGTGCTATAAGGCGTAAGAACCTTTTAAAATATGAGCAACCGCTTACAGATTTTATTTCAGAGTTTGGCGAACAGATAGCAAAAGAAATAGATCAAGGGGTTGAGTTAACCCCGGAGTACATCAAGAGCTTTTTTAATTTCCTAGCCCCTGATGGGTTAGAAGGAATTGAGGACTTACTCGATGCGAACAAAACTGATACTGATTTTATGCTTGATAGCATCCGAACCGTTATTGAAGATTTGCGTTCACAAAATGCCAATAATGTATTTAGCGCAACGCCTGAACAATTACAGGAAGCCATCAAAAGACAGTTTGAATACATCAAAGCCCAAGTGATACGCAGCCAAAGGGATGCGGTGAGCTTTGAGCGCAAGAAAGCCGTGCTTGATAATGCCATCAAGTTAATGGGTGAAAAGGACGCGCAGGGTATCAGACAAGGCTTAAACGCTTTGCTTGACCGCTCATTGTTTCAATTTGAAGGTGCGAACGCTGGAACATTCCGAAAGATGAACGATGCAGAGCAGCGATTCAAAGGCCAATTAAATATCGCCCTGGATGAATCAAAATCTATGGAATTTTGGAACGATACCAATTCAAGTACCGAGATTACACGGGCTATTTTCAATCATGATATGGACTTGCCGATGGATGATGTTTCCCCGGTAGCCCAGCGCATAGCTAAAATTATTAATGAGTTTTACGATGCTGCAATTGATGCTTATGCCAAAGAGGGTATTTTAATACCAAAGCTTAAAGGACGTATGTTTCATCAGTGGCATAACCCGGCACGCATTATGAAAATGAGTTGGCGCGACAGGATGAAACTATCTTTATCAGAGCGCAGAGATAAAGCCTTTGAAGACTGGCACAGCTTCATTGCCGATAAAATCGACATGGAAAAAACATTTAAAACGACCGTCATTGAAGACGGTGAGCCTAGTTGGATTGATATCAAAGACCCAAAAGCCGTGAAAGATTTTTATCGCAGGACGTTTGATAAAATTGTTGAGCGTGACTTTAGGCGAGAGAAAACAAACCTACTGAACAAGCGCAGCAAACAACGGGTGTTGCAGTTTAAAACGCCAGAGGACTTTGCAGCCTACAATAGAAAGTTTGGCGCAGGGGATGCGCAATCCGCAATCATCCGTGAATTAAACGGCATGTTCCGAGAGATTGAGCTTGTCAAAGATTGGGGTGCTGAACCTGAAAAGATGCTAGACGATGTTCTAAAGCACGCAGAGGATTTGCCCGGATGGCGTGAATACTCATTGCGCAAGGACATGGACACGCCCAAACGGTTAATGCATTTAATGCGCTTTGGAGCAGCCCACACGGGTTCAATGTTCTCAGAGGCTATCTATAACCTAAAAGCCTATGAATCAGTCACGAAGCTTGGCAACCTTTTATTTTTGAATTTCTCAGACTCTTTGACCGCAGCGAACGCCTTAAACCGTTTCAGTATCCCGATGCAAGAATCTATTTTGAATGGCCTAAAAGAAACATTCTCACGCTATACCCCGGAGCAGATAGCCGATTACCAGCGTATGTTTAACGTATCCAAAGAGCAATATTTTGGCGGCTACTATAGACACTTTGAGGATGGCACACTTTCAGACCGCTTGAACAAGATGATCCGAATAACGATGAAAATCACGGGCACTGAAAATAGCGAGTACTCGAACCGCTCAATGATAGGTCAATCACTATCCAACTGGATGGCGGTTAATATGGAACGCCACGCCTTTGATGCAATCGATAAAACATCAAGAGCCACATTGCAGCGTTATGAAATTGGTTCGCCTGAATGGAACGCTTTGAAAAAGGCTATCCGTGAATATGGCGATAAAAAGTATATAGGATGGGATACAGTCCACGAGCTTACAGACTCCGACATTGTGGAGTATCTAGGAGAAAAGGGAATCACAGAGCCAACCCAAGACCGGATTGATATTGCACGGGATGAATTATCCCAGCGTTACAGGCTATTAATGCAAGACCAGATGGATGATGCCCTGAACCGCAAGAGCCTGATTGAAACCGATTTGCTACGGTTTAAGCGTAAGGCTGATGAACCCAGTGCAATCAATGACGTGATTAATGGCTTGATGCTGTTTAAGACTTACGGGTTTATGTGGATACGCAGACACGTAGGTGATCGCATTTATGGACGTGGTGCGCAGGGCTACAGGATATCCCAAATCCAAGGCACAGCAGACTGGCACGGGCTTATGAAATTAATGAGCATGAGTTTTGGAATGGAGCTTGCCATTAACCAAATGAAATCCTTAGCAACTACTGGAAGCCCGCAGCCTCTAAACGGTGAAACAGCTATGGAAGCCTTAACGGGTAGCCTTGGTCCAATATCTTATTTGACGCGGATTGAAGGTCAAAATTTGCTCAGTTCAATTACCAGAATGGTTGCAGGACCAATAGGTGGAGATGTTGAAAAAGTAGCCCGTATCGTCACACAATTTGAAAAGGGTTTTTGGAAGGGTGACTACACCAACGCCCAAGTAAACAGCATTAAGTTTTTAGCGTCACAATTTGGTGGTGTTCCCATGTTAAGACCAGCCCTTAATACGCTGTTATTTGATAACATGATTCAGAACATCAAGGGCAAAAGGACAGGACACATTATTGATAATGTGGCATCTAACCAACAAGGACAATAATCATGACCGTTGCAGCTAATACGCCATATGATCAATACAACGCATCAAATGGACAGACCGTGTTTAACTACACATTCGAGATTGTAGACAATACAGACTTGCTTGTTTACTTAACGCCAGTGGGAACAGACCCTAATGATGTTACCAACGTACTGGTTTTAAATTCACAATACACGGTCACAGGCGCAGGACAGCAAAACGGTGGCACGATTACCCTTGTTACACCAGCAGCCTTGAACGATGTTATTACTATCAAGCAGGGAATACCCGTTGAACGGGATACATCCTTTACACCCGGTGGCGTGCTACGCGCACAAGACTTAAATGTGGAGTTTGATAATCAGACTTTGATACAACAGCTTTCACGGTTCAATGAAACATCACGCATGTTGAGCTATTGGAATTCTGCAATTGTCGTTCCCTTGGTTGATACCATTATCCCAGTCCTTGGTGCAAATCAAATTTGGGCTAAGAACAATGACAATGATGAAATAGTAGTGGTGGACATACCGCCAGACCAAAGTCTTGCGCCCGGCACATCAACCTATTTAATTCAGACTCAAGACTTGTCTTTGCCTAATGCGCAAATCATGGGTAACTTGGCGAGCGGGCTTGTGGTCAACACAGCAACAACAGGCGTTCAATTAAGCCGAGTCCTTGCGGGTACTCCATTTCAAATAGGTATTGTTAACCCTAGTGGACTTGCGGGAAACCCCACGTTTAGAATTATTGATAACCCTACACTACCCGGAACGGCTGGGATGGGTATTCCATCAGGAACAACAGCGCAGAGAGTTACCCCAACCCCTCCAAGTATTGGACTACGTTTCAATACAGACCTTGGACAGGTTGAAGCCTATATCAGTGCGCAGTGGGTTGCCATTCCATCAGCAGCAGCAGGATTATTTCTACCGCTTGCCGGGGGAACAATGAGCGGTGCAATTGATATGGATGCTAATTTTATCCATAACCTACCCACGCCCGTTGACCCTGATGATGCAGCCACAAAGGACTATGTAGACAATGCCGTTGGAGGCGCAGCAGGTGGCGCAAATACCAACATGCAATACAATGACAATGGCGCGTTTGGTGGTGATCCGAATTTTACAACTGATGGCGCGGGCAACGTGGCAATCATAGGTTCATTTGCTATGGACAATCTACGGTTCAATGGCAATCGTATTTCACCCTTTAGCGGAAAAGTTGAGCTTGAGAGTGCGCAGCTATTCAATGCCCTTGATGCTAACTCAGTGAAGATTGAGAACCTAGCCACACCAACAGTTAATACAGACGCAGCCAATAAACTGTATGTGGATTTAACATCACAGGGTAAGTACTTTATTGACCCCGTGCGAGTATCCGCTACAGCCAATTTTTCAGCCACATACAACAATGGCGCGTCCGGTGTGGGTGCTACCTTAACCGCAACCGTGAACGGTGCAGCAGCCGTGGACGGTGTGACACTGGCACTAAATGACCGGGCAATATTCCCGTTTCAAAGTTCCAGTTTCCAAAATGGTATTTATACAGTAACCGATTTGGGAAGCGCAGGAACGCCAGCAGTATACACACGGGCAACAGACTATGATGAGCCTAGCGATATTGACCCCGGTGATTCTGTTATCGTAACCCAAGGAACTGTTTATACAGGTGCGGGCTGGATGGAAACCGCCGTTGTAACCACAATCGGTACAGACCCAATCACCTTCACATTGTTCATCAATCCAAACGTGGTGACTCTGAACACAGCCCAAACGATTACAGGCGTTAAGACCTTCACAGGTGCAAACAATTTAGGAACGCCCGCAAGTGGTAACTTGGTCAACACTACAGGCTACACAGTAGGCGCACTGGCTGGGCTTGGTGCAAACGTGGCTACATTCTTGGCAACCCCAAGCAGTGCTAACCTTGCAGCAGCTTTGACCGATGAAACCGGAACTGGCGTGGTAGTGTTTAGCAATAGCCCTACACTTGTTGCCCCCACACTTGGCGCAGCCTTGGCAACATCTTTAAGATTGAGCAATGCGGGTTTACTGGATAATAACGGCAACACAATACTTGATTTTAATGCCGTAGGTTCAGCAGTTAACTTTTTAAGATTGCAAAATAATATTGCAACAGGTTCACCCATCATGAGTGCCGTTGGTGCTGATACCAATATCGGTTTTCAAATAACGGGTAAAGGTACAAGTGGAGTATACATTGCTGGACAGCAAACAGGATTAACGCCAGCAGGGTACAGAGGTGAGGTAGTAAGTTCAGCATTGCTAGCAGCGAGTGGGGTGGCTATGACTACCAGCATTCCTAGAAACATCATTGCATCATTCCAAGTACAGCCGGGTAGCTGGCTTGTCATGGGTGTGGTGTCTTTGGCTGGTTCTTCAAACATTACTCAAGGTATTGCATGGTGCAGTTTAACATCAGCAACCTTGCCGGATAACTCAATTCGTTCCGGTATGTCATCAGCAGCCACATCACAATATAACATTACAACACCCCCGCTTATTGTTAATAATGCGACTGGTGCAGCGCAAACGGTTTATTTATCGGGCTATGCAACTTTTGGATCTGGTTCAGTGGCGGGTAGTGGGTACATTGTGGCAATTAGACTATAGGGGATAACATGAGCATCAATATCGTTGAAATATGCAGATTAAAATACCCTGGACAAGTTGAAGCGTGGAACATCACGTTTCGACAGCCAGAGGAAGATATTTTAATTGACACTTGGAATGTGGAAGGAGTGGAGCAACCAACAGAGGCAAGCTTGTTAGCAGAAGCCTCAATTTGGGAGCCTATCTATCAATTGAATTTATTGAAAGCCACAAGCCGGGGATTGATTCAAAACTTACTTGATACCACGGCACAGGCTAAAACATACAACGATGCTTTGCATTGTGTGAGCTATGGCTTGAGTACTAACACCCAATGGCTTGCAGAGGCTACAGCCTTTATCGCTTGGCGAGATAATGTTTATGAAACATCCCTAGCCATACTTGATGGGGTTGAAAATAACAACGATCCCGTTCCAACAGAGACAGAATTTTTAAACGCATTACCAACAATAACTTGGCCATAAGGATACATGATGCTTAACTTACATGATTTTGGTGCGGTAGGTGATGGAGTAACAGACGATACAGCAGCGTTACAACAAGCGGTTAATGAGGCATTCGATCAAAAGACTGGCCTGTATTGTGATGGTGGTGATTATCTAACAGGCACAATCAATATGCCCTTTGATGGTTCGAGTACCTTTAGCCGTGGCAATTACATTGATGGCGCGGGCATGTTAAACACACGCTTTGTTGCTAAAGACCCCGGAACGGTTATTTTTAACTACGTTCAGCCAGCAGCTTTAAAATTCCAAATGGGTGGCCACATTGCAGAATGTAGTATTGTCGGTGGTGCTAAAGCGAATACTCAAGGGGTTAGAACCCACGCACAGTTTAGCTTTTCATTGCATGACGTGATTATTGACGGTTGCACGCTGGGCTGGAATATCATCAATCAAGGCAACCCCGGTGATAATGATGCGAGCAATCATATCATTTTACAAAACAGCCGGATCACAAATTGCGGTCAATGGGGTATTAAGACTGATGTTAGAACCGGAAATAATGAGACAAGCTTTATATCAATACGTGATTCGACTATTGAGGGATGCGGTACAGCAGCCGGAGAGGTAGGAGGTGGCATGTACTGGCGCGGTCAAATGTTACAGTTCGATAACGCAGCGTTTGTACTTTGTCAAAACCGTGGGCTTTATATCGAAGGCGGTGCTGGACTTGGTAGCAACATTCTAGCGAATAACTTAACGTTTGAAAACAACGTTGGAAAGCATTTACAATGCTATGGCATTACCGGGATGGAGTTTCACAATCTTCAAATGTACAGCAATGATACTTATCGTACCCAGTATGGTATTTATCTGAATGCTCAAAGCTACATTGCACAGGTGAAAGTTCATTCCGCTAAGATTCGAGCCACGCCCGGAAACAATCCAAACACCATGTTTATGGCTACAGGTGCGAATATTGGGAACGGCACTATCATTGCGCAATCGAATCAAATTCGCTGGGATATGTACGGTTCAACCGGACAGACTCAGTTTTCAGGATGGACAGTAATTTAATAATTAAGGAGCTTACACAATGATTTTAACTATGGCTGATTTAGATGGTCAATTGAAAGGCTATTACCAACAGTTAGAGAAACACCAAGTTTGTGTTAACCAATGTTCAGGTGCGATACAGGCTATTGAACACCAAATGAAGATGATGAAGGAAGCGTCCGCAAAGATGGAAGCTGAACTACAATTGCAATTAGAAAAGGATCGACAAAATGCCATTGAAGCCGGGGAAGTCACAGAAAACAATACAATCGAACATCAAGACGGAAATCAATGCGGGCAAGAAACCAAGCCAAGCAGCAGCGATAGCCTACAGCAAGGCGGGGAAGTCTAACAGTTCCAAAAGCCGTAAATAACCTATATAGTAAAAATGTTACATCCACTTTGGGCTTGTCTAACCGCAAGCCTTTTTTATAAGGGAACACAATGCAAAGGATTGCATTATCTATGATTCTATTATCTCTATTGGGTTGCACTACCCACACAGTTCAATTTATCACACACCCCTGTTTAGTACCGTTCAAACGCTTTGATTTTAAGCTTTGCCGGGATTTTGTGGTAATGGTTGACCATACCATTTACAACGTGCCGGAAGGGTTTGAGACAGACCTTGCCAGCATACCGCGCCCATTGTGGGCATTGTTCCCGCCTCAAGATACATACACCATAGGCGCGGCAATCCTACACGATTACATGTATCGTTTCAATGCAAGGGTAACACGCAAGGAAGCGGACGATATTTTTTATTATTCACTGATACACGGGAACACCAAGAAATGTACAGCAATTAAATATTATCTTGGCGTGCGCCTGTTTGGCTGGATGCACTTTCAAAGGAAATCATGAGTTTACCCATTAAGAAAAAACGCGAGTACCGAGAGAACAAAACACAAAAAGCATACCTTGAATGGCTGGCCTTACAGCATAGACCCATCTTTGAGAACACGCTTAAAATAGACAATGAAGGAACAACCAACAGAGCAGAGGCCATCAGATGCGGTTTGCATGTTGGTGCTAGTGACTTATTCCACGCATGGCCTACGCTTAAATACTATGGCTTGTGGATGGAGATTAAGCCAGAAGGTTGGAAGCTTACCAAGAGCAAGCAGGAACACCACGAAAGACAAATAGCCTTTGGTGCAAAGATGATGAAGCGCGGCTATCACTTTGCCTTTTGTGTCGGGGTTGATGAATGCATTGCAGCAATGAAAGAGTACTTGAAAGGCTAGCCCGTCATAATATTTGAGCTTGCATAGGTGTTGCGCTTAACTTGTTTAGGCGCATTGTCCACGGGTTCTGAATGATGGCCTTTTAATCCCATGTACAGTATGCGCAATGAGTCCGAGCAGTGACTTGAAACCCCATGTTCTGGTTTACCATCTAATCCTTTCTTGTACATCTTGAGCAGTGCCAGACCTTGTTTTGCATATTCAGAGTGAATGACCGTGTAGCCTAAGTCCTCACGTACCACATCAATACCATCTTGCACATGATGCTGGCCTACCACACGGAAACGCCAGCCCAGCTTTCGCGCAGTCTCAAGCCGTGTTTTTCCCGTGGTAAATTCATGAACCGCGATATCATGAGGCGCAAAGTGCAGCCCATGCCTACCGCCATTTGATGCAATGAACGCTTTGCAATACTCGATATAGTCCGACATTTTCCGGCCTGAATCTTCAAAGTAGTGAATGAGCCGAAGTTCACGGCCTACCATTTGAGCAAACCAAATTGATGTTGAATCCCTGAACCCCAAATCCCAGCTTGTAAAGATAGGCAGTTTCTTATCAATGGGGAACAAACGGATTCTATTTTCACGCTCAGCAATGCGCAATTGTTCCGCATAGTATGCGCCAATAACGGCAGCCTCAAAGGATACATAATACTCTTGCTGGATTGCTTCTTCACTGATACCGCTATCGCGTTCCTCTTGTATATCATCCTCAGTGATAATCAAAGAGCCGTCATGCTTGCGAGTCTGGGTAATATCTAGTTTTCTAACAAACCATTTTGGATTATTTAAGTTATTATTGTATAAATCATATCCGTGGTTATGGCCGTTCGGGGTGTAAATGAACATTGCCCAACCGCCATTTTCCCGCAAAATGGGTGACGTGTATTGCCAGCAGAAAGGGGAGCTATGCGCGTACTCGTCAAAGACAATTCCAACGGGGTTAGAGCCACGCAATTTATCATACATATCAGAACCCACTAATTGTATGATCGAGCCGTTAATCATGGTTACGCGCATTTCTGTATTGTCTATATGCTTAACCAGTTCTTTTGGGTAGTGGTCAATATAGGCCATACCATCACCATCAATACCCAGCCAGATTGCTTTTTTTGCTTGGGTTAATTGGGGGAAGCAATGAAAGTACAGCCCTACGCGCTCAAAGGACGCGCTGATAAGGATATTGAGCGCAGTCTTACTCTTGCCAGCCCTTCGATGGATAACGTCAACAATGCGCTTTATCTTGCGTTTAAAGAGGGCATCAAAAACAGGGGTTTGATATTCCCGCAAAATCATCTTGTGGGGTAGGATGATTCTTTGCGGTTTTATAATCATCTAACACCACATAGGGTGAAAGTAGTTCTTTATATCCTTGCTCACTAGTTGAGCCATTTCAAAAGGGTTTAAGTGGCAACTGCTAGGTAAGAAATCGTATCTCAACAAGACTCTAAAGCCTACCTGTAAAGACAGGTCAAAAGCAAAAGTGCAATCAAAAGGGATATAGTGCAGCCCATGAAAATAAACATTGGGTAATTCATAATTCAAAGCGCGGTCAAAAATCGCTTGGCTGGTTTGGTTTAAGTTCAGACTCATAGAACAAGAACCACTTGTATAGTGTCCTTGGCAATTGGTGGCGGTTCATCCTCTTTCGAGATCACATAAAACTCAGTTTTCATTTTACTAAGCCTTACATTCTGGTACAATTTATTTACTCTTTTCTTAATATCCATACAATATTCACCTATATTAACCTAACTGTACACAATTAGACTAATCAATCATCCCTTTACTTAAAGATAACACACAAAACTATATCACAAAATAAGTGATATATTTTCTTGACATATACTTTTCGTATCCGCTATACTCCAATCCGAACTAACAGAACAGGATTAAAAATGAACATCAAAGACGCTTTGCAGATACTTTCTATCACTGGTGAGTACACGCCAGAAACTATTAAGGCAGCCTATCGCAAGGCGTGCAGCGTGTATCACCCTGATAGAAACCCAGCAGGTTTAGAGATGATGAAAATGGTCAATCAAGCCTATGACGTTTTAAAAGCTGAATCAGGTACAGCGCAAGTTAATGAAGCTGGCGACTTATCAAGCTACGGTGAAGACATATTCAACGCGCTATCTAAAATCATTCACTTAGGATTTGATATTGAAATATGCGGTTCTTGGGTATGGCTACACGGTGACACCAAGCCACATAAAGACATTCTGAAAGAGGCAAAATTCAGATGGGCGCCAAAAAAATGTTTATGGTATTTCAGGCCAGCAGATTACAAATCAAAAGGCCGTGGTAAGTTTTCAATGGATCAGATTCGCAGTGCGCACGGTAGCGAAAAGGTAACAATGAAAGACAGACAAAAACTAAGGGCTGCTTAATGCAGCCACATTAAGGGGTTAATAATGAGCTACACAGACGGGTGTGAAGAATGTGAAGACATTAAGGCGTTTTGCACTGAATGCTGGTTTGAATTGCCAGCAGATATACGCAAAGCAGAAATGGACAGGCTACGCATTAAAAAACTGAAAGCCAAAAGAGCAAGAGAAGAACTTAAACTAAAAGAGGGTACACAATGAAACTACTAATCACAGCAATTTTAATGCTTAGTGCAAGCATGAGCTTTGCAGATAGTGAAACAGAGTGTTGGACTGATTCAAGCGGTCAAACACATTGCACAACGACACAAACTAACAGCGGGGATATCACCCCTAGAGGATGGTAATAATGCAACCTACAGTTGACGGCTACAGCATCCAAAAACACGGTTCAATGTATTACGTGGCCAGCAAATACGACTTAATGCACTTGAACCAATGGCATAGATGCTCACCAAACTATGATACATCAGACGAAGCGTATTATCACTTGCAACAAAAGATTATGGATGATTGCACAGAGTATGAGCGATTAAAGGCAAGAGGCCGGAGTTTCCCGGATAACGATTAAAGCGTATTCCGACAACTTGACAAAACCATAAAACTATGAACTAACATTAAGGAACATCATGAACATTGAACACATCACAGAATTAAAAAACTTGGTCACTTGGGTTAAAGATACTTTGAACGTATCCGCAAATCTTGAAATAAGCTTTTGGCATCACAAACACAATGAAGCACAGGACACTGAATACAAGCTATGGATTAGCGACACATTCAGCCAGTCCACAAAAGATAGTGATATGCTGATTGCATTGATCCCATACATCAAGAACCTTTGTAATAACAAGCTAAAGGAGTTAGCGCAATGAGTAGCCAAAATGAAGCGCACGGGGATGAAGACGAGATAGCAGCAGAATATAGGGCAAGCCGTGAGGCGTATGAAGATGCTCATGCTGATGACTGGCATGATGATCCTGAACACTGGTGAGCTATGTTGAATATTCTGTTAATCCTTGCACTGCTCATAGTTCTATGGGCAGCCCTTACCGGTTTTGGAGATTTATAAAATGGACGAGTTACAAAGTAAAATTGATGTTATTGGCTGGTTGACTGATTACAAAGGCACTATCATTGCAGAGTCTAAGCGCATACTGGTTGAGCTAAACAATAAAAAGCGGTTAAGCAAATGGTATTTAACGGCTAAGAGTACAGCCGATATGCTCACAAAGTTAGACGGATTTATAACCACTAAAGTGAGAGTGCAATGAGAGAAAGCAAGGACGAGTTTGTTTGTAAGAGTGATTGTATCAATTTGGCTAACAGTATGCTGATTGAATTAAACAAAGCAATTAACGAGTTAAGATTAAACCTTAATTCAAAGAGTGAGATTGACCAGCAAGTAGCGTACTGTTACATCAAATGTATTTTTGATTTTGTTCAATTCAAAGCCCCTGAAATGGTAAAGCGTACAATGGCTGAATTATATCCGTCCATAACGACACATTAGTTATCCACAAAAACAGTGGGTAAAGCAGTGCGTAACATCAAGAAATCCTTTTAAACAAAGGGTTTCACGCAGAACCAACAATTTAAACGGGTTGATCATAACCTTACCTTTTTAGCCCTTGATTAGATTCCCATTAACAACATGCGAAGTTAGACACTAATCAGGGGTTATTTCCCCATTAAAAATTCATTGGCCTGTTTTCGTCCTTCATTGTCACCCTGGCCATTTTCTTTCGCTCTTAACCATACGCGCACATAGTCACGCATTACACGCCTATGGTCATCACGGGGGATGTTCTCTAAACGCCTTTCAATGTAGCGCATATCATCCCGTAAAATTTTAATATCTTTGCGTTCACAGTAAAGCCTAAATTCACTATAAAGCCAGTGCATACATAATCCTTATGCTTTATTTTGAGTTGCCTCATAAACAGCCATCCGTTTGGCGTATTGTTCATCTTGTGATTTTTGAAAGGCCAACTCGCGCGCCTTTTCTCTTTCAATTTTCAATTTTCTAGTTTCTGAATCAATGAAACCCTTTGAACAAAAGTGTTCGCCACTGGGTTTTATGTTTTTCAGAATGGTTAGCAATCCTCTTACCCGTTGGTACTGGCTTAATTTTTTATCGCTATTGTTTTGAATGTGGTGTTTGGCATGTTCTAAAAATGCA